TTGATTTGCGGAATCAGTTGCCCTGCCATATCCTTTCCAACCATAGTCTCAATAGCGGTCTGCATGGATTGAAATTCTCCACGAACACGAATTATTTCAGAACCTAATGCCTTTAATACTCCAGCACCACCAATAACCGCCAATGCTTTCTTCCAAGAAATAGCGATACCGTTGTTACTTTCTACGATTTCCTTAGCATTATCATTGTAAAGAGCATATTCATCACGAAGTTTTTTTACTGACAGACGTGCTTCCGCTTGCTGTTGAGTCAATCCAAATAAAGACGCCTTTTCTTCATCCAAAGCCCTGCGTGCAGCATTGTATTCTTCCAACTTGCTATTTGCTGATAACGGATTCCTTTTCAATGCTATACGATAAGCATCCCCAAGTCGTTTTACATCCGCTTCAATATCCTTAACTACCGCTTTTTGAGCAAGAATCTTCTCTGTGAATCCATTCACGGCCTGGGAAGCATCGAAGATTTTCCTTTTGAATCCCGTTTCCATCTCCGCTCCAGCTTTGGCTGCATTAGTCACCAACTCATCCAATCTTTGGTTGGATGCAGCAAGTTGGGCATTCAAAGCCTTGAAAGCAGCAGGAGACTGCGTGCCATC